AACCAAAGCTGAAGGCGCTGGAGTCAATTTCGACAACGCCTCAGAAGCTTACACAGCACGTTATTCGCATGAGACAATCGCTCTTGCGTTTGCGTTAACTGAGGAAGCTATGGAAGACAACCTGTATGATCGTCTGGGCGCACGTTACACTCGCGCACTCGCACGTTCAATGGCTCATACAAAGCAGGTTAAAGCTGCTGCAACACTGAACAACGCATTTAACGCCAACTTTACTGGTGGTGATGGCGTTGAGCTTTGTTCTGCTGTTCACCCACTTGCAGGTGGCGGAACTTTCCGCAACGAGCCATCAACTGCTGCTGACCTCAACGAAACTTCACTTGAGAATGCCTTAATTGACATCTCAACATTCGTTGATGAGCGAAACATGATCATTGCTCTTCGTGGCATGAAATTGTTTGTTCCACCACAGCTTCAGTTTGTTGCTGACCGTCTTCTTGAGTCTACACTCCGCGTTGGTACAGCCGACAACGATGTAAACGCAATGAAGAACATGGGTATGTTGCCGGAGGGTTACACAATTAACCACTTCCTGACAGATCCAGATGCGTTCTTCATTAAGACTGATGCTCCAAACGGCTTTAAGCATTTTGAGCGGACTCCGCTTTCAACCAACATGGAAGCTGACTTTGATTCAGGTAACATGCGGTTTAAAGCTCGTGAGCGTTACAGCTTCGGCTTTAGTGACCCTCGCGCAGTGTTCGGTTCACCGGGCGCATAAGCGAACAATTATACGAAAAGGGCGGCTTAACAGCCGCCTTTTTTTGTTGTATAGTGTTTTATTCCTGACAACCGCATGGTGCGGTTGACACTAGCCACGACAGGAGACTTAAATGGCTACTACTACTTTCTCTGGCCCTATTAAGGCCGGAACTATTAAGAATACAACAGGCACAACAGTTGGAACTGACATTGCAAATGTTGGTCAAGTTGTTATGGCGCAGACTTTTTCAGCAGACCTTTCTGGTGGTGCTTTAGCCGCTTCTGTGACCAATGTTGTTATCCCTGCAAACTCTCAGATTATTGACTGTGTGATTGACATCATTACAGCCGCAAATGCTTCCACCAACCTTAGTATTGGAGACACAGCAGGCGGCGCAGCCACAATTTTGAACACCTTTGCATCTGGAACAGACGCTGGTAGAGTTTATCCAACAACACAAGCTGGCGCTGCATTAGCTTGGCAGGACACTGGCACAACAGACATCCGTTTGACTGTAACAGCTTCTGCCGCAACAAACGCAGGTCTTGTTCGGTTTACTATTCTGTATCAACAGAACAATAACTTAGCATAGTAGGAGGATAATATGGCTGGTCCAGTAACCGCCTATAATGTCCTGCAAAGCGGCGGCGCACAGACTGTTGGCCCTTCTCGTTCTCGCATTCGTGCCATAACTATATATGGTGCGGCTGCTGGCGCGTTTACGATTACTGATGGGAATGGAGGGGCTACTCTCTTAACTCAAAAGTTTCCAGCGGGTTTTAACGGTGTTTATATTCCTGACGATGGTATTATCGCCACTAACGGTGTTTATGTTTCTGCAATAACAGGATCAAGCAACGAATTGACTGTGTTTTTGTCGTAAGGATAAAAAATGGCTCGTACAAAAAGTAACATGCCAAAACGCAACAAAAAGAATTTCCGCTCCACAAGTTCTGGAGCGGGAATGACTAAGGCTGGGGTTGCTGCGTATAGAAGAAAGAACCCCGGAAGTAAGTTAAAAACAGCGGTTACGGGCGATGTTAAGAAGGGAAGCAAATCTGCAAAGCGCCGTTCTTCTTACTGTAGTCGGTCAAAAGGGCAAATGAAAATGCACAATATTAGTTGCAAGAAAACGCCGAAAAAACGTATTTGTGCGGCTAGGAGGAGATGGAAATGTTAAAGGGTATTGCAATCGCTTCTAGCTCTGTTTTCCTTACAGCGTTGCTTGGGTTACTTGGATGGATAGGCACTTCTATTGTTGACTTAAAGACAGATACAGCGGTTATTGCTTTTAAAGTAGATGCAAATCATAAAATGCTAAAGCCTATGTGGGAAGAATTTACAGGAAGGACTTATGATGACAATCTCGCGCAGTTCCGTCCCAAAACAAATTTCAAACCCACCATCAAAGCGGAGTTCTAAGATGCCTAAAGACGCTTGTTATAAAAAAGTAAAAGCTCGTTATAAGGTTTTCCCAAGTGCATATGCTTCAGGTGCTATTGCAAAATGCAGAAAAGTTGGGGCAAAGAATTGGGGCAATAAGCCTAAAAAAATGGAAGTTGGAGGGGCAGTTACAAAGGCAAAGCGGCCTTCTAGTAACCCAAATGTTGCTAGGGGTTGTGGAATTGTCATGAGTAACAAAAGAAAAGAAACTAAATATTCGTAGAGATATAAATGGAACCAATTTCGACTGCCCTTGCAGGATTCGCATTATTTAAAAGTGCAGTCGATGGCATCAAGAGTGCTATTGGAACTGCTAATGATGTCTCTGATATTGCTGGATATATTGATAATCTGTTTGAGGGAGAAAAACAGGTTCAGCATAAAAGAAGCAAGAAGTCTGGCGTTGGTGTAGGTGATCAATTTGGTGTTGCGAATGTTGCAAGAGAGGTAATTGATGCTCGTCTTGCTAAAGAACAAATGCAAGAAGTAGCTAGTTTAGTTGATATGCGCTTCGGTCACGGAACATGGCGTTCCATCGTGGATGAAAGGGCTAGGCGTATACAGGCCGCTAGAGAAGTTGCGGCGGCGGAGAAACGAAAAAAAATACAGGAAGCTAGAGAGTTTGAAGAGAACCTAAAACAGTTCTTTATGATTAGTGGAGTTATAGTTGTTGTTATAGTTCTTTTTGCTGTATTGATTTCTATGATAGCAAGAGCAGAAACTAAATTTGTTGAGTGTAGGCTGGAAAGATATAAGAAAGTAAATGGTGAATGGCATTGTGTTTATCTGGGGGCAAACAAGACTAGAACATCAATGATAGTAACTGAGTTCTGCCCTAGATCTTATATGTGTGAATATGATCCGAATAGTAGTGATAAGCTTTTAGAGTGGTGATAGGGTTTTAGCATGGCAGTGAGGAAGACCAAAAGTGGGCTGGCTCTCAAAAGATGGTTCAAAGAGGACTGGAAAGACGTTTCCACGGGGAAAGCGTGTGGGCGTAGCAAAGGTGATAAACGGAAAACTCCATATTGTCGCCCCTCCAAACGTGTCTCCTCTAAAACTCCCAAAACAACCAAAGAAATGACAGCGGCGGAAAAGCGTAGTAGGGTTTCGCAAAAGAAGAGGCTTGGGCAACCAGCAGGTAAGCCAAGAAGGGTGAAGTCATTAAAAAGAAGAAAGAAATCATAAGGTTAATTGAAGATTGGGTTATGAATGATTTAAGTGTAATTGACCCCGACTTGGGGTTTGCACCTTGTCCTTATGCAAAAAAAGCCTTTAAAGAAGACAAGTTAAGAATAGTTGAGTGTGTTAGCAGGCAGGATTTGTGGGAGACTATAGCGGCACAGTGCAAGAACTTTAGTGATAAGCATTCAATTATAATTTGTTTAGAAGAGGAGCCATCACAAACATACGAAGAAGTCGAAGCGGCTTGTGTGGCAATGAATGAGTGGTTTGCCTACAATAAAATTGATCTTTGGCTGCTTGCTTTTCAAACAAATTTTACGATGGTATTCATACAAAGATTGTCAGAATTAGATGAGGCTAGTCAAAAGCTGGAAAAAATGGGATACTATCAGAATTATGACACAGAAGATTACGTTAATTTGATCTTAAACCGCAGATACAGGAGACACGAGAATGGTAGGTGCCAAAAAACAAGCTAAACGTATGCGTGGTGGCGGTGCGACTGCACCTAAAAAGATGATGGGTGGTGGCGCTGCTAAACAAGCTAGGCGTATGCGTGGCGGTGGTGGAGTTGCTCCCAAAAAGATGAGCGGTGGCGGTGCGGCTAAACAAGTTTCTCCTCGCAAACTCATGGCTATGGGGTTAGCTAAGTAATGGCTGTTTCCGGGTCAACTGATTTTGAGCTAGATGTAAGTGATTACATTGAGGAAGCTTTTGAGCGTTGTGGTTTAGAGCTTCGCACTGGCTACGATTTAAAAACAGCCAGAAGGTCTTTAAATTTAATGCTGGCTGATTGGGCTAATAGAGGCTTGAACCAGTGGACTATTGAGCAACGCACACAGGCTTTAACTAAATCCACATCAAGTTATTCTATTGGTGCGGATGTTATCGATGTTTTGTCTTTTGCGGTTCGTAGAGAAGGCACTGATTTTTCAATGTCTAGGATAAGCCGTGATCAGTATTTAGCTATTCCTACTAAAACAACAGAAGGAAGGCCAACACAGCTTTTTGTAAATCGTCAAATAACTCCTGAAATTAAAGTATGGCCTGCTCCAGACAATTCTACCGACATTATCATTTATGATTGTTTGACTCGCATGGATGACGCGGATGATTACGACAATACATTGAAAATGCCTTTTCGATTTTATCCGTGTCTAGCTGCTGGTTTATCGTATTATTTGGCTATCAAAAAAGCTCCTGATCGTATTCAAATGTTAAAAGCTATATACGATGAGGAGTTTGAAAGAGCGCAAGCTGAAGATAGAGACAGAGCCTCGTTTAGCGTAACTCCTAACTTACAGTATTACAGGGTTGGCTAATGAGTAAATTCGCTGTTGGCAAAGACGCTTATGGAATATCAGATAGATCTGGTTTCCGTTATCGTCTGCGTAATATGCGGCAAGAATGGAATGGTCTGCTTGTGGGAAAAGACGAGTGGGAGCCGAAGCACCCACAGCTTGAAGTTGTAAGGCATTCACCTGACCCCGAAGCTTTAAGGAACCCAAGGCCAGATCCGAGAAAAGAGCCAGATGTTCAAGTTCTTTTGTTAATGAACCCTTTCCGATCAGGCAACGCAGGTTCTTCAGTGATCACTGTGTTTGAGCCTTCTCATGGGCGTAGCACTTCAAATATTGTTATTTTTCGTAAAACACAGGCATTTGACGGTTTTACAAAAACTGTTTTAGAACAAGCTGTGGGGTATACGATCACTGTTGTTGATGCCAACTTATATACATTTACTGTTACTGGGGAAACAGCAACAATTGGCGGTCAGCAAGGAGGCGGTGTAAACATAACTGCTGAAAAAAGCGCCGCTTCAGGGGCAACGGCACCAACATTTGATGAAACAAGTGTTACACTTGATGCAACAAACAAAACTTTTGACGAGGCTTAAATGGCAAAGCAAGCAGTAGGAATTGGCACAACAGCGAATGACGGCACAGGTGATACCCTTCGTGTAGGTGCTGATAAGATAAATGATAACTTTGATGAAATTTATGCTGCGTTAGGTAACGGAACAACGCTTACAGATATTATTGATACAAATGGTGTTCTTGACGTTAGCCAAGGCGCTAACAAAATTGTTTTTTACTATGGAGCTTTAACCGACCTTCCCAGCGCATCAACGTATCATGGAGCTATTGCTCATGTCCATGCGACTGGAGGGATGTACTTTGCTCACGGTGGAGCCTGGGTGCGTTTAAATGATGAAGCAAGTGGCCCTGTAACCAAATACACCGCTGGCGTTAACGGTTCTTCTGCATACACATTTACTGGTCCCGGGGCAACTTCAGGCAATAATCCAAACTTTACCTTCTACAAGGGTCACACATATCTGATTGATAATACAGCTAATGTATCAAGTCATCCTTTGCAAATCAGAACATCTAATGGTGGGTCTGCTTTTACAGCGGGGGTAACAGATAACTACAATTCTACCACTGGATTAACCCAGTTTATCGTTCCACATGAGCCAAGCGATACATCTTTGGTATATCAATGCACTAATCATAGTAGTATGGTTGGGAATATAACAATAGTATAGTGAGCAAGTGACATGTCATTTACATACACAGAGCTACAAGACGCAATTAAAAACTTTACAGAGAATGAAGAGACTTCTTTTGTAAACAGTTTGCCTGTGTTTATTAGAAGCGCAGAAGACCGTATTTTAACAGTTGTCGATCTTGAGCTATTCCGTAAAAATGCTACATCTCAGCTTACAATTAATGACCCGTATTTAAACGTGCCTAACGATTATTTAGCGCCGTTTTCCTTGCAGATAACTACAGCTAATTACAAGAATTTTTTAGAATTAAAAGACGTTAACTTTTTGCAAGAATATTACAACACATTAAGTGCCACAGCCGTACCAAAGTATTACGGCATTTTTGACGTAGACAACTTTATTTTAAGCCCAACGCCTAATATAGCATACGATGTCGAGCTTCATTATTATTACAAGCCGACAAGTATAACGGCTGGTGCAGGCACAGGCACTAGCTGGCTCAGTACCAATGCTCCTAACGCCCTTCTTTACGGTTCGCTTGTAGAAGCGTATACTTACATGAAAGGCGAAGCAGATATGATGCAGTTATATGAGCAAAGGTTCATACAGGAAATACAACGCTTGAAGGATTTGGCTGAAGCTAGAGAGAATAGTGATGCCTACAGGAGAGGTCTACCTGATAGGCCACGCACTTAAACAGGAGTAAGA